ATCCAGTTATTTATATCTCCGTGCGGCGGGTAGCGATTGCAGAGATTCGTCGTGTAGCATTCCGAGCGCATGATGCCTACGTCGTGGAGCATTCGGTTCAGTCGCTCGCCGCTCATTCCTAGGAAGGCTTCTCCTTGAAACTCTTCCGCCTCGGTGAAGTTCTCGCCGACAATCATGATCTTGCTGTTAGGTTGTCCAGTTCCCATTCTAGACATTAAAATTCTCCCATGACTTACGTGCGCAGCAGGCTTCAAAGAAATCCTTGCCGTAATATAACGGTATTTGTACCCTATTTAAGCGAGCATAAGCATACCAATGATTACGATCTTTCTTAAATGTCACCCCCGTTAATCCAGAAGTATTGCTCACTAGACGCCTTCTGTTTAAACTTTGCTCTTGTCTTGTAGCCCACCTACAATTTCCTTTTGTGTAATCTCCATCGTTATTTATGCGATCTAATGATAGACCTTCTATTGTCTCTGGGCACTCCCCCATATCCAGCAAAAAATTTTTAAAAGCTTCCCAACGGGGATCATATCTAATACCACGCCCACCGTAATTCTCATAGCCAGTTGCATTAGGATTATTACATCGTTGCTTCATACAAGTCCAAGCCTTATGAGTTCTGCTTTCTACTCCGTTTATCATATGCCAATGATTAGGATGACTCATTGCAAAATTCCTTTCTGATGAATCCAGACGAATAATCTTCTTAATATATAACTGCGTAAAAAACTAATAAAGGTAAACCAGATACCGATTTCGATAGAGGTTGCTAGTTTGTTTGATACTCCGTAGTGTGGGAGGATTATCCAGTTCGCCAGCACCGAAACACAAAAACCGAGAGCTACGTTAAGAGCAGCTTCGGTCAGCGAGGCAGTACGGCTTTGTGGCATATCACTCCCAATTGTTTTCCGTCAACCAGGTGTCGACGAGCGTGTGAACTTCGTCGCGGGTGAGCTTGGTGGAGAGGGAGAGTTCCATCCAGACGGTTGTGTCCTCCCCCTCATCCTCCCCCTCATCCCAAGGATCAATCTTTATTACCGCCCCTTCTTGCTTGAGAAATGCCTGACCAAAGCCGGACATGATTACTTCCCCGCGCGGGAGAGAGCGATCATGATATAGGGGTCGGTGTCGGATTGCTTGCGATACCAGGAAGCCCAACCTTTATCGACTTCGGAGATTGGGAGACCCTTGAACTTCCCGAATGGCATATGCGTTGGGATGCGGGCTTCTTCTGACTTCTCGTAGAGTTCCTCGATGGAGGTTATTTCGAGCTTGTTTACGATGCACTGGAGAATTCGGTGCGTGATTGCAACATCGTGGAAGGCACTGTGAGCCTCGCGCAGGACGGTGCGGGAGAGGTCGTTCATCCCGAAGAGGAAGTAGAACATTGCACTAAGCGAATGGCTGTCGAGAGTAGGCCAGATGCGACGGGAGAGGGCGAGAGTGCAGATGCGCTTCCCGGCAGGCTTGCCGAGAGCTTTCCAGTCGAAGTCAATATTGTGGCCGATCAAGTATTCTGCAGCCGGAATTTCGTCAGCAGAGAACTTGGGGAAGTAGACCAAGTCACACGGGAGGATGTGGTGCGTGGCTGCAGCTCCATAGCTGATCGTCAGATCTGTGTTGTACTTGTTGCAGGTGATGTTAGTCTGACGATTGAAGGTCACGTCATCCAGACCTACCCACGCGAATTCGATTACTTCGTTTGGTTCAAGGCCCGTGGTTTCGGTGTCGAGGAGGGCGATGCGAGTGGTACGAGTTTCCATTATTCTAGTCCTGGCAAAGTTGGTTCATCGGAAAGGGATTGGAGTCGCTTCAGAGCGATCCCGTAGTGGGATTGGGAAAGTTCAATCCCGGTGACGCGGCATTGGAGAGCATGGGCAGCTGGAAAGCTCGGACCGGAACCGCAGAAGGGATCGAGGATGGAATCACCTGGGCGGAAGGAACGAGAGAGAAGATCGCGGAAAAGGTCGACAGGTTTTTGAGCTTGGTGGCCGAGGTTGGTGTCAGGTTGGTAGGTCAGTACGTCGGGGTAGAGATGGTTGACTTTGCGGTCGCCCTTGATTGCGAAGAGGATAGTCTCGTACTTTCGCTGCGGGCCGTGCTCTGGCCAGGGTGCGCGAAAGGCAGAGGGCTTGTACCAGATGAGAGGGGTACGGAAGACCTTCCAGCCAGCGTCGGCGAAGAGGATCTTAAGGTCGGGGAATAGGTCGATGTCGCAGAAAGCATACAGGTGGGCGTCTGGCTTGGTGATGCGGAAGCCTTCGAATGCGAGAACAGTGTAGCACTTCATTGCATTTTCTAGATCGTCGACGTAAGTGTGCTTATCGTACTCCCCGGATTTTCCGCTGTTTCCAAACTCGTCAGCACCCATACCATAGGGAGGATCTGTCAGGATGATGTCGAAGGATTCGGCGGGAGCGTCAGCCATCCAGTTGCAAGCATCTTCATTCAGGAGAGTGTGGGCGGAACTGTTGAACGTCCGGCCGACTGTCTCCGCGAGTTCAGTATTCTTCCGAGCGACTTCTTTCCGCTTGAGAATCTTGAATGCTTCGTCTACGGATTTCGCGGCAGCTACTTCCGGAATGTGAAGATGGTCCGCGAGGATTAGTTCCTTCCGCGTCATGTCTTGGTTAGAACCCAGACGAGAACCGCGAACTTCTTCCGAGATGTCAGCCGGGGTTGGTGCAGGTTTTCCACTCGCCGTTGCCTGGGCTGACCGGAGTTCCATGAGCTTGGCTGATGCAGCCGCCCGCTCTACCCAGGTCAAGTCCATCCGACGAATATTCTCGTCGAGTTCGGCTTCCATCGCCTCGACCGGGGAGAGGTCTCCGAGGAAGGTATAGGGAAGAAGGCCTGAGATAACCTCCTCGTTGTCATACTTGAACTTCCCGCCGAGTTCGTAGATGTCTTTGATCGCCCGGAATCTACGCTCACCCGAGACAAGTACGTAGTTATCTCCTTCGATCCGGAGAGTCGGGGCGTGGAGGAGGCCGGTCGCTTGAATACTCTCCGCGAGTTCATTCAGCTCGGCTTGGGGGAACTGCCGCCGTTGCCTGTTCTCGGAGATTACAACGCTGTTGATGGCTATGAAACGCTTGGTCATGAAAAGACTCCAAAAAAGAGGGAGGCCGAAACCTCCCCCTGGGTGCTACGTTCGATTACAGAGCCACGACCCCGGAGATCTTTTCGATCGGCTGACCTTCCCACATATCGTGGATGATCTTGACGCGAACGATCTTCCCTTCCATCTTGCGGGCGGAGAATACATCGCCCGGCTTGTTCATATCCGTAGCTTCACGGTATGCACGGAGGCGGCGATTCTTGCCCGGCCCGTTGTCGATGGTCCCATTCTCCGTCAGGTCGATCATGATCGAGTCCTTGAGATTCAGGGTAGAGTTGTCCATCCCGAGTTCGGCTTGAACTTCCGCCGGAACGTCGATAGTCAGGGGGATGTCCCAAGCGATACCACACTTGGAAGCGTCGGCCCGGCCTTGCCACGTGCGGGCGGTGACAGTTCCGACAACTGCGGTGTAGTCGCCGACGGGAAGAGGCTTGCGCTTTTCAGTCGGTTCGGTCAGGTTGGCGTCGAGGAAGGATTCAGGATTGAATGCGGAAATATCAAAGGACATGATTATTACTCCAGGTGATGTTGCGGTTTGAACTACGAAAGGTGATGAATTATGGCTTCATCGGGCCTTAAAACATTAATTCTTTATGCTTATAATCTTCAAATTCTATACGAGCTTCGACAGCTAGCTCAAAATAAACCCCTCGGTATAGCTGTATCCTCTGCCCATTTAAATACCCATGAGCATACCAGACTTGCCTAGTATTACAAAAAGAAACACCTTGTATACCTGATTTATTTTTTACACTTAGTACTTGTTGCGCAGGCCACTTACGATTTTGCGCTTGCTCCGCCGGAGTAGACCAGCAACAATTAGTCTTTGCGTAGGGGCCATCGTTGTCGATACGATCTAGTGTTCTTCCTTCTGGACGCTCCCCCATGTCGCGGAGAAATGCCTCAAAAGAATTCAGCCATTCATAACAAACATATATTCCTCTACCACCGTACCTAGGGTAATGTTCATCTGATGTATTGTAGCAACGAGTTTTCATAGCCTGCCAACTGGTGTAAGTTCTTGTTACCATTTTATGCCCCGCGTCGCGCAGTCCACTTAGACATAATCTGCGCAAAGTCTGGTTTAATCTTACTCATGATCGGAAGGCTTCTGGTCTTTGTATCTGCGTTACCTACGGCAGTATCCCAGTACCATGACGTACCCTCACGGACAGTATAGATAACGTCAGAAAATAGTTGTGGTAAATCGTTCGCAAGAGCCTTCCCGATAGATTTTACCATTAGCTTAATTCCCCCTGTAATCTCATCTTGTTGCCGTTCCACGTGAGCTGTGATTATAAATGTACAAGCCAGCCCTTGTGTACACAGTCGTAGAAAATTCATAAGATTGTTTTGGGCTACACCGTAATCGGATGGGCTAGCTGTAGGTTTATTGCCAGTAACCATTTTGAACGCGGCATTTCCCAGTTCAGAGAGGGAGTCGATTACGAAGATCTTGTCGCTTCCCCATGAGTCAACAGACCCAAACTTTTGCCCTGTCCGGTCATCTGGAAAGTTGGCACAAGCTGAAAGGATTTTATGGAAGGCATTGTTTTGGCTGCGACTACCATCTTGCATTTTTGTGAGTGCATCATAAGATAACTTACCAACCTTATCAGCACCATCGAGGAGACCTGCAAGTGTAATTGGTTTAGTCATTGAAACATGCCAGTGCAAATTTTTCGGAACTTGATTTTCCTTATCACTCCAGTATCCTACCAGAGATTCCAATCCGTTTTCAGTGAACAAGCAGAAAACGTCTACTGGCGGAGTCTGGGCAGCAGCCCAATCTACAAGTGTTCCTATGGCATGAGTTTTTCCTGTACCTGATGGCCCCATAAGCATAACTTTCGGCCCCATCATAGTGGAGGTTTGGGGGGTAGTCATGACTATATTTCCAGGTTAGTAAATAGGGAACGGACAAGTTCTTGGGAGGAAGTTATACTCTTATAAGCTTCGTTCAGCCGTATGGATAGGTCGCAAGATGCTAGAAGTTTGTTTTCGCCCTCAGGAATTCCTGTTTTGGAGTTCTCCCGATTGGAAAGAACGAAGCGCAGTTGACCTGTTAATTCTTTCAGCATTGCGTGTAGCTCAGCTGCCCCCATTATCACAGTTTCAATGTCTTTTATCACAGAGGACGTGTGGTCTTTCGAGACTGACCGACCCAATAGTTCTCGCTCGGATGTTTGTCGGATAGCTTCATTCATCATAACTTGGTTTCCAATTCTCTAGGATTGCGAGTAGCTCGCGGGTTAAAAGTCGGGAAGAGCAGTGGTCGAGCGGCTGTGAAGTCAGGAACGTCCCATCGCCATGTTTAACGCATCGACGAACTTCCACCACCCAGGAGTCCGTCGGTATGGGGGAGTACGAGAAGTGGTGCTGGTAGATTGCCCGCCCCCAGATCTCGCCGCAGATCGGGCAGAAATAGGCTGTGTGGGGCCAGAATGCGGAGAAACGCTCGCCGGAGGTAGGAGCGTATCCGCAGCAATAGACTTCTCGTTCTCCGACATTCTGACTTCCCTCGAAATATAAGACTGTTGCGTTGCCATCTGGGGCGGCCATGCTAGTCCTCCAGAAGAATCTCCCGCCGATTCACAGGATCCCAGATCTTCCGCACGAACGAGCCGCGAAGCCAGGGTTCGGGATCAGCCGAGAGGCAGACTTGACGGAACTCACAGCCGCTGTACTCGACGCAAGCATGATCGAGAGAGTAATCAAACACACCGGATTCCCAGGCCTGTTCCAACCTCTTCATATCCCGGAGGAGTTGCTCGTACCAGCGCTCGATCATCCAGGCCGGACGGTAGGTGATTGCTTGCATGGTTTCGTATTTGGATTTCAGGATGGAGACTCCCCGGACGAGGAAGCCTTGCAGCGGGCGCCCGGCCCGAGCAGATCCCCAACAATACCCCGTAAATTGCGAGCGAAGATCCCACTGTTTCGGCCACGAAGCTCCGAGGCGGGAGGTGGTCTTGTCATCCTCTCCGAACACTCCGCCAGCGTAGTCGCAGACCATATCCATGCGGCCGACGTAGAGGACTGGATCACCTGTTTCTGGGTTCGTGAAGTCGATTGGCTCGGCGAAGGAAAATTCGATTCCACGGGAGCCGCCGGGGAGGGATACTGGGATTGCATGATCCTTCGCCATCGGGTATTGCTCGAAGTAGTATTCGAACGCGCCCATCATGCGGGAGAGGGACTTGGCGGAATCTTCCGGGCACTCGAAGTCTCCATAGAATTCGATCAGTGCCTTGAGGCCCAGGGCGATGGCGGTTTGTTCGGGCTGACCATCGAGGTAGAAAGCACGACGGGCGGCTTCGAGGCCCGCAGCATAGGCACCACCAGCATGGAGATGGATGGAGAGTGACTTGGGTTTGTAGTGGTCGAGATAGGCCAGCTGCATTTTGCGTGGGCAGGAGCGGAAGGATGCGATGATGGTGGAGTCGATGACCTTGGGAAACGGTGGGCGGATGTAGGACATGGTTAGCTTTCGTCGGGAGAGTAGGTCAGGCTGAGAAGAGTGGCGCGATAGTCTTGAAGGCGAGAGATCTGTTTCGCGGCTTCGAGTTCGATCTTCTCGATCTGGTCGTCGACTCGCTTGACTTCTTCTTCTCGGACGGCGGAGTCTGGAAGCCAGGTTACTTCAACTTCGCACGTCCCGACCTTGGTCCAGAAAGATGACATGTCAAAAGAAGAGAATTGAAAGATGCAGGCAGCCAGTCTCTCCTCGTCTGTGTTCGCCTGAATAAACGCCTGCCGATTGGAATCAATCAGGTATGCTGTCGCGGGGATTTTCATCTTGAGCCTCCAGTCCTATTAAAGTCCTTCGAGTTCCGCGAGCAGGTCATCTGCCGACGGGATAGCCTTCACTGCCTTCGCCCGGCGGGATGTGTCGCTAGCGACAGCCGCACTTTTCCGATCACCACGAAGAGCTTCAATTGCCTCCGTGAGATCTGCGACGGTCAGGGTTCCGTCCAGAGCGGCTTGCCTCCAGGCAGCGATTTTCATACTGAGTTCAGTGGATGCCATGATTATTCCTCGTAGGAGTGATTGTTGCTGATGGTGTCGAGAAGGGAGTCGAAAGCGGGTTCGGGGAGATCTTCTAGAACGTCCAGGCCAAGGAAGTTTACTAGCAGAATTTCCACCTCCGCCGGCTCATCAGGATAGCCCGGATCACCATTCCGCATGTACATTCTGCCGGGCCTGCCGGGACTGTAGGAGTAGCTTACCTCCACATCCCGCTCTCCGAGAACCCCGAAGTCCAGTGTAACGGTTTGCGAAAAAGTTTTCACGGTCATTCTCCTCTGAGCTGGTTGAGAACTAAACGAAGTGTGTCGGATGTCGCGGTGATGAAGTGTTGACCGGGCGATGTGTCGGGAAGGTAGGGAGAAACATCCACGGTGCGCTTGTTGAAGAAATCCCTGATCGCATTGCAGATGAAGTCTTGGTATGCTCCCTGGGGAACGCGGTTCTCAAGCTCGGACCACAGGAGGAGGTCGAGGCGGGCGGCAAGATCTGCGGGAATCGTCGTATGCAGATGCTTGTTCGGGGTGACAGCTGGCTTACGCGGCATGGAGAACTCCAGTCAGGATAGCGTCCCGAACGAGCTGAGCGCTGGTAGCGAGGCGTTTCGTTTCTTCGCAGTCGAAGTCGGTGGTAGCGAGATTGAATCGCCCGCCCGCAGCGATGTAGCGAAGAGCATCGGCTTTCTCCCAGGGCTTTGTCGCGTAGAGAAAACGAATCTCGGCCTTCCCTTTCGGAAGATCAAGCTCGTACCCTTCCGTGTTGTAGTGAAAACGGACTGGCGCGGGGGATGCAGTTAGTGGATTCATTTGAGCCTCCTTGGTAAAGTTCGGTCGGAATTAAGTAAATACGAACGTGTTATTGCGATGTAACGTGTTCATTGTATCGTGTTATTTATTTAATGTCAAAACAGTTGTGAAACTATTTCACGCAAACAGTCCCCACAAAGCAAGCCCAATCAGACCGAAAGCGCAGATCCAGGAAACGATTTCAAGCACAAGTTCGCCGAAGGTTTTCTTGCTGCTTGGAAGGTGCGTCACCATAAACCACTGACCGA